CTTGATTTCGTGCAGCAGGGCCTTTTCGCGCTTCATCACTTCCTGTTTAGACCGCTCGGCCCTGTCCAGATCGACCCGTATGCCGCGGCGCGTCATTTCCACAAGGTGCGGCAGCAATGCTGTCTCGAGCGCCCAGATATCTTGCACGTTTTCTTGCTGGATCAGGGTTTTGAAATGCGTCCAAAGCTCTAGGGTCAGGACGGCGTCCATCTCGGCGTATTGGCCGACGTACATGGCGGGCAGCTTCCACATTTCGCTTTTTGGATCGACGCCGAAGTCGCGCGCTGCTTGGATCAGGCCCTTTTCGCTTTTGACTTTGCCCAGATAGTCGTAGCCCAGGGCGTTCAGGCTGTAGCTGAATCGGTTCTCGTCCAGCAGGTTGGCCGTGACCATGGTGTCGATCACCCTGCCGTTGACGTCGAAGCCCTCGGCCCGCAGCCAGCCCAGATCGTACTGCGCATTGTGCATGATTTTATCGGCATTATTTGCTAGTACTTTTTTTAGCCACCTTTTGACGATGTTTTCGTCAAGGTTTCCGCCGCCAAAGTGTTTGACGGGCAGGTATCCTGACCAAAATGACGTGGCCACGGCGTAGCCGATGACTTCGCCGTCCTTTGTGGGCCAGCCTGGGCCTTTGTTTTTGAGGTTCGGGTCGCGCGTTTCGACGTCGATGGCGATTTCTTTTGCGGCAGACAGGTCCGGAAGCTCGTCCGGCGGCACCCATTCAGGATTATTGGTGAACATGGGTATCTGCAAATTCATCTCCATTATATCTTGTCCTTGGAAAAGCTTCCGCCAAGAGCGGAGTAACCGCATTTGTCGATCCATGAATCGGCGTGGTTCAGTGTCTTTAGCAGGCGCGCGGTCTTCAACCAATCCATCATCAAAGCAACGTGCTGCTCCGTCAGGTAGCCGTGCGTGTCCATCGCTGATGCCATGATGGCGTTCCAGCCTTCTGAGATAAGATAAAAATTGTCTTTGGCATCGCCGTAATCTATCGCTCTCTGCCCTGAGATCAGCTCTTTGGCGGTGTCGAGTATTTCATCGCGGGTCACAGCATGTAGCTCCTTGTGACGTCTTCGGGTTCAACAATAAAGAGGTTTTCCTTGGTCCGTGTCACGCCGACATAGAACACGCGGTGGAGATCATCGCCGTATTCGTTCAAGGCGGCTTGGCTCAGGTCCGTGAACAGCACGACGTTGTCGGCCTCCCCGCCCTTTGTGCCGTGAATCGTGGACAGGCGGATGCGGGGCTTGGCATTGAACTTCTCGCCGCTGCGCAGCATTGCGCTAATGTAAACGCGATCAACATCGGGCAGCTTGTCCAGCGCGTCGAACCACGCCAGCTCGTCGCCCACGCAAAGCCCGTATTGCATCTGCAGGGTAGGCAGGTCAAACATCTTCCCGTCATCCATGTCAGAAAAGCGCTTGAAGCCGCGGGAGATGCGTTTGCCGTTCCCTGACATGTAGTCGTAGATGCTTTGTGCGGCGGCCATCGTGATCTGGCGGCCTTTGCGCAGCTGCTCCCACCCGTTCACTGCCGTGCTGGTCTTCTCTGAAATGGACCGATGGCCGTTGCGCTCGAACAGCAGGCCGGCGTTTTTGAGGTCTTCGATCACGGGGGACAGCATGTAGTTGGCTTGCGCCATGATCAGCCACGTGCCTTGCGTCATATCCGCTTCCGCTAGGCCGTATATGCGCCGCACAGAGCCCTTCTCCGGCCGTGGGCGGTAGACCTTAGGGAAACGGTTCGAGATACGCCCAGCGATCTGTTCTGCCACGGCGTGGACGCTTTCTGGCACGCGGTAGGACTGCTCCAGAACTTCTGATCCGCCATTGAGGTTGATGAAGTGGTCGACGTCGGCCCCCGCCCACCTGTAGATGGCTTGGTCGTCGTCGCCTGCGGCGTACATCCGCGTGCTGCGCGCGTCGAGGCTGTGGGCGATGTCCCACTGCAGGGGCGACAAATCCTGCGCTTCGTCCATAAAGCAAAGCGCGAACGACGGGCAGGTGTGGATGCCTTTTGTGGCAAACTCTTCCAAAATGTCGGTGTAGTCATAGAGCATGTTGGACTGCTTGTACGCGTTGTAGGCCCGCTGGACGTAGGACACCTCTTCCCATGTGTGCATGATGCTGGACAGGTCGTATTGCTTGCGCAGCGATACCTTCCGGAGCCGCGCAAGGTTGATCAGGGACAGGATCGGGTGGTCCGACGTCACCACTTGCTCCAGATCGTCTTCAAACGCTTTGGTCACGGTCAGGGACATCCCGACGCGATCCGACAGATCGTCGAAGTTTTCCTTCTGCATGAGCTGCGACGACTTGATCGTGCTCAATCGGAATGCAAGAGAGTGCAGGGTCCGGAAATACGGCAGGTCAGTCTCCGGATTCAGGTTGAACTTCGTCGTCGCTCGTTCCTTCGCTTCCATCGCGGCCTTCCGGGTAAAGGCTAAAAAGGCAATATTTTTTGAACTGACACCCTCGGCCATGGCTGACTCGCAGATGTTCAGGAGTGTTGTAGTTTTTCCAGTTCCTGGCGGTCCGAATATGCGTAACATCGTATCCAACCTCTTCAAGCGCTTGTAGGATGAGTTTCATCGTGGCCATGCCGGTGTTCGGCTGCTTCAGGACTTCGGCCGGCTGCACGTGCTCCAGAAAGTGCGGGATCGGCATCGAGTCCATGCGGTTGAACGACACGAACCCTGAGAGGCGGGCAATGTTCAGCTCTTTCAGGGCCTCCATGGTCTTGGGCTTCCTTTTGCGCTTGAACCATCTTTCGCGCGACAGGTACGTCATCTTGTACTTCTTCACCAACTGGCGCGCGCGTTCTCTGGAGACCCCCAGCTCGGCGCCCACGGCGCGCAGGGTCCGCTTCTCTAGGCACTGCATCTCATACGCCTTGCGCGCGCGCCGGTAGGTGTTGTCGTTGATGTTCAAAAGTTTGTCCCGAAGTTTCATCAGAAAGGTGACTCCTTGTTTTGTCCAAAGTCGGGCGTGTCTATTTCCACGACTGCACTGTTGAATGACGGGATCGTCCACACGCGCACGGACTTGCCCTTGATTTTTATCACGACGCTTTCGCCGTTGATGTCGCGCAGGCGCTGCGCGATCTTGTGGCTCTTATATTCAAAGAACTTGTTCTTGCGCAGGTGCGCCTCAAAGTCCTTGAGCCTGAAGTATGTCCTGCCGTCCTCTTCGCTGTTGAACGGGCGCCGCAGGAGTATCTCGTCGCGCACAACAGCTTGCTGCATTGTGGTACAGAACTCTTCCAAGAAATCGTAGAACTGCCCGTCGATTGACGCGTCCTCCGACACCTCGACAATCGCGCCCTCGGTCTCCACCATGTCCTTGAGGAGCTGGTTGATGCGGGCCTCCCATTGATTGCGGGCCGCGGTCTTCGGCATGTGGTTCAGCTGGTCCACACAGGAGCGTTGGAACGCCGCTTGGCTCATAAGCCCGTCTGTATCCAGCTCCAGTGGCTCGCCGTTGACGTCAAGAAACCAGATCGGCGGCGTTGAATTGTACTTGCGCAGGTTAGCCACGACCGACGACGACACCGCCGCCCCGATCCCGAATTTGCGCGTGCGGCATTCCTCCGCGTTGCAGTAAGGCGCAATCGGCGCGTCCTTGCACTTGAAGGCGTAATCCTTTTTCATTACCTGCTTGGCGACGATGTTGACCTCGCTCAGCGGCAGAGGCGGGTCAAGATACAACATGTTGTGCGTCATCAGCTCTGTTTCCCAAGAGTCGGGATACGCCTTGCGCAAATAGACGCCCAGATTAAACAGGCCGTTGTTCCGGCCGCCTTCGCTGATCTTTATCTTGGCCAGGTGCTGCAAGCACGGCGGACCGTCAGGGATCGGCATGTCCGGCCGCTCTTCAACCGTCAGCGCTGTCAACTGTTCGGATGTGATCCGATGCGCGTCGTACAGCGTAAAAAACTCGTCCAAGGTGGCGGCAGAGCCGTCATCGTTGAACGCGTACCGCAGGCCGCTGTCCGCGTTGTAATAGGGCAGGTTCAGGAAATTCCCGACATCCCCGCGATCCAGAAACAGGCGTATCTGTTTTGGGAAAACTTCGGTGCCGCCATGGCCCAAGGCGGAGGCAATCTGGTTCAGGGTCTTCTGCATGTTTTTGGCGGAAACCCATTCCGACGTAAACAGGAACATGTGCGCCCCGCCCGACTTTGAGCGGCACACCACCAGCGGCAGCTTCATTTTGCGGACGCGCTCAACCAAGACTTTGTAGTCCAAGGGATACTGATCAATGTCGATGCAGCCCCAGACACACTGGTTGTCCTCGTTGATCGGGATAATGCCGATGCCCGTGCCTTTTCCGGACAGGTGCCCTTCCCAGAGTTCCGCGGTCCGCGGTTCTTGGACAATGCTGGCCTTGCCCACATTCTTGCC